AAAATACCCTTGCATCTTATAGAGAAGTCCTACTCACTCGTTAGAGTCGTTTAAGGTTCGTTGCTTGTAATTTTTTTTTTTTTCTGTTAAGGTTTGGTTATGACAAATAAAAAGTTTCAAAAAAAGTCTGTTAAACAATTTGGCGGTATGATTACATCAAAGAATGTAAATCCTTTTACGGGTGCAAAACAACTTAAATCACTTGGTGGATATATGGTAACTAGTAATCCAAAAACATCTGGAGAGAAAGCATTAAAGCCAACACGTTATACAGATAAATATGGGAACGTAGATAAATCCAAAACGTGGTTTGATGGTTTATGGAAAACATCAGATACAGAAATAGAACTAGCTAGAAAAAAAAGATTAGCTAAAAAAACAGCCAAAAGGAAAAAAAAGAAATGATTACATATATTGTTGTATCAGTAATTCTTTATGTGGTATTCTAATGGCTAAATCACCGGCGTGGCAAAGAAAGGCAGGAAAGAATCCTAAAGGAGGATTAAATGCAAAAGGTCGTGCATCTTATAAAAGACAAACAGGTGGTACATTAAAAGCACCGGTCAAGTCTGGAGATAATCCTAGACGGGCATCTTTTTTAGCACGGATGGGAAATATGCCGGGGCCTGAACGAGATAGCAAAGGTAGACCAACTCGTTTACTTTTGTCATTAAGAGCGTGGGGTGCCTCAAGTAAAGCTGATGCAAGACGTAAAGCCAAAGCAATGTCAATACGATTAAAAAATAAAAAAAAGAAAGGAAAGAAATAATGCCCGGATATAAAATGCCAAAAGCACCAAAAACTAAAAAGAAAAAGAAAAAAGGTTACTAATGAAAGGAGTTAAACATTATACCGAAGATGGTAAAGTTCATACAGGTGGTTCACATAAGATGCCTAATGGGGATCTTCATTCTGGAAAGACACATACATCTTCTAGTAAAAAATTATTTCACTTTAAAGATTTGTCAGCCAAAGTAAAAAGAAAAGTGCTTATGTTGACAAAAAAGAAAAAGCAAGGATAATAACATTATGGCCTATACAGGAACATACGAACAAGAATTACGAAAAAATCCTACTGACTATAAACTTCGTGCAATGGGAAAACGAAAGTATGAACTGAAAAGACGTGAAGATGGTAAAGTAACTATTTCTACTAAAGGCGAACCAAAGAAACGTGAAGATTTTAGATCAGATAAGAATGCTATTGAATCAGAAAGAAAAAGTAGAAAACGAACAAAAAGTATTTTTGATGCTGTTAAAAAAGTAAAAGAAGAACAAAAATCAAAATCTAAAGAAGAATCACCATCTAAACAGAAAGAAGTTAAAACAAGTAAAGATGATGTTCGTAAAACAGATAACGAAGGGGAAAGAAAAAGAAAAATAGAATTACAAAATAAAAAAAGAAAAGACGTAAATATTCCTAGTCAAGCACTTGAAAATTTAGCAACAGGAACAGCGGCATTTAGTTTACTAGCAGGAGGATATGGAATAAAAAAATTTAAAGAAGCAAAGAATAGACAAAAGTTACAAACGGCTGTGAACAAAATAAAAGATTTACCAAAAGATCAACAAAAAGAAGTAGGGAAAAGAATTGGTGAAAAAATGGCAGAAAAAATGAAAAATGCCAAACCTTCTCTTAAACAAAAAATTAAAACCCAACTTGCAAAATTAAAACAAAAACTTGCCTCTGGATTAAAAAGCAAACTTACAGCAAAAACAGGTGGCTCAAGAACAGGAGCACCTGCAGGAATGGGAGTAGGTGGCACACCTTTTGGTGGTAAGGATTTTGATGGCAGACGGAAAAAAACAATCTTCTAAAAAATATCCACAGAAAAATTATTATGTTCTTTGGAATATATATCATACACTTTTAGCTTTATTTTTAGGATTAATTGTTATAATAGAATTAATTGAACTAGTGAGGTATTGGTGAATAAAAAATTAGAAAAAAATAAAAAAGTTGCCCAAAGTATGGAAACGTCAAGACTTGCAGAACTTGAACGCCATAGAGAAAAACAAATAAAAGATTACGCAGAATTTAAAATGATACGTGGTCATTCTAAAGAAAAAGCATATGCAATGGCAAAACAACATATATTAAATAGTAATGAGTAGAAATTATAGACACGAGTATGATTCTTTCCAATCATCTTCTTCGTCAAAAAAAGATCGTGTAAAAAGAAATAGAGCAAGACGACGTGCTCTTAAACTTGGTATCGTAAAAAAAGGCGACAATAAACATATTGATCATATAGATGGCAACCCACAAAATAATGCACTAAGTAACTTACGAGTAGTAACAGCATCATATAACACAGCAAAAAAATGAGTACAGCAAAGAAAAAAAATCCTTCGTTATGGAAACGTATTGTAGCTAGAATAAAAGCACAAGCATCACACGGAACTGCGGCAGGTCAATGGTCAGGAAGAAAAGCCCAAGCCGCCGTTAAAGCATATAAAAAAGCAGGAGGTGGATATAGTGGTGCTAAAAAGAAATCTAACTCATTATCTAAATGGTCAAAACAAAAATGGCGTACAAAGTCAGGAAAAAAATCTTCAGAAACGGGAGAGCGTTATTTACCAGAAAAAGCCATTAAAAAATTATCATCAAAAGAATATGCGAGAACTACGGCTAAGAAAAGAAAAGATAAAGCTAGTGGAAAACAATTTAGTAAACAACCAAAATCTATTGCAAGAAAAGTAAGGAGATATAGAAAAGTATGACAATATTTACAAAGTATTCAATAAGAGAAATAGACACACTACGTACTGTTGTGAAATCACAACATATGAAACATTATCCAAAAGAATTTGTGAATAACCACGAAGCTGATAGAATCATAGAATCTCTATCGGAAGAAGCTAGAGAAAAACTATATGAACTAGCAGTTAATTATGGCATCACTAAATTATAAACCTGATGGACAGGTACTAAAAGAATTTCTTAAAAATGATACTTTCTTCAGAGGAATACGTGGCCCTGTAGGAAGTGGTAAATCTGTTGCTTGTTGTATTGAAATAATAAAACGAGCAATCTCACAAAAACCAAATGAAGATGGAATACGTAAAACCCGTTGGGCAGTTATTCGTAACACAAATCCACAGCTTAAAACAACCACAATCAAGACTTGGTTAGATTGGTTTCCCGAAGAAGATTGGGGTGGTTTTACTTGGAGTGTACCTTACACACATAAACTAAAAAAGGGAGATATTGACTGTGAGGTAATCTTTTTGGCTCTTGATAGACCAGAAGATGTAAAGAAACTGTTATCTCTTGAATTAACGGGGGTATGGATAAATGAGGCACGAGAGATTCCTAAAAGTATCGTTGATGCTTGTTCTATGCGTGTTGGTCGTTTTCCATCTATGCGTGATGGTGGCCCAACTTGGTATGGTGTCGTTTGCGATACCAACCCACCTGATACCGATCATTGGTGGGCAATAATGGCAGGTGAAACTATTATACCTGACTATATTAGTAAACAAGAAGCAAAGATGCTAATTAAACCAGATAACTGGAAATTTTTTAATCAACCACCTGCTATGGAGGAAGTTCAAGACAAGAACAATCAGGTGGTTGAATATAAAAATAATAATCAATCTGAAAATCAAAACAACCTTACACAGAATTATTATAAAAATATTATTAGAGGTAAAACAAAATCGTGGATAGATGTATATGTATTAAATAAACTTGGGCAGGTAGAAGATGGCAAACCTGTTTATGAAGCATTTAGACAAGATGTACACGTAGCTAAAGGTGAATTAGCTATTGCCGAATCCTTACCAATCTATATGGGTATAGATTTTGGATTAACTCCCGCCTGTGTATTTGCACAAAAAATAAGAACAAGATGGATAGTATTAGAAGAACTTGTAGCTGAAGATATGGGTATAGTTAAGTTTTCTGACTTAATGAAACAATCTATGGCAAAGTATCACCCTAGACCATTTTATATATTTGGCGATCCTGCCGGTGATCATAGAGTGCAAACAGATGAAAATACACCTTTTCAAATATTAAGAGGTAAAGGTATAACTGCCCGACCTGCACCAAGTAATGATGTAACACTTCGATTAGAAAGTGTAAATGCTACATTAACAAGAATGGTAGATGGTGAATCTGGTATTCTTATAGATAAAAATTGCATTAATTTAATTAGAGGATTTGCAGGAGGATATCACTATAGAAGACTACAAGTATCGGGAGAACGCTATGATGAACGCCCAAATAAGAACAGATTTTCACACATTCACGATGCACTTCAATATTTATTATTAGGTGCAGGTGAGGGTAGGTCGTTGACGATTGGAACGAAATATAGTAAACCTATAATAGCGAAACGTAATTTTGATGTTTTTAGTGGTCAACCTAAAAACATTTATGAAAGAAGGAGGTAAACTATGTGCGGAGGCGGAGGCGGATATACACCACCACCACCACCACCACCTAGCCCTTATGAAAAAACATTACGCCAACAAAGAGCAGAAGCTAGGCGTAATGAGTTAGCTGAAAAGGCAAAACAGAAAGATGAAGCGTATCAAGAAAGTGTTGCCGATTTATCAGGAAAAAGAGGTAGACGTTCTCTACTTTCTGGTAGAAAAAGCGGACAAGGGTTTATGGTAAGTGGGGATATACAAACTAGACAAACTCTAGGAGTATAATGGTTGTAGATGTTAAACCACAAGCTACTATTGATTTATCTGAATCAAAAGTAAATCAACTATTAGCACGTTATCGTAAAGCGAAAGCTATCAAAGATCAATGGACACCTATCTTTGAAGATTGCTATGAATATGCACTACCTCAACGTGAATCGTTTTATTCTGAAAGCATAGCAAAAAGAAGAAGTGAATCTATATTTGATGAAACTGCCGTAGTAGGTGTACAAGAATTTGCTTCACGATTACAAGCAGGTATAGTTCCTAACTATGCAAGGTGGGCTGATTTAACATCTGGCACAGAAATACCAAAAGATCAACAAAAAGCTGTAAATGAAAACCTTGACCAAGTTACAGAATATATATTTGAAATATTACAAAACTCTAATTTTTCTCAAGAAGTACACGAAACATTTTTAGATTGTGCTGTAGGCACAGGAGTATTGCTTGTAGAAGAAGGTGATGCTGTACAACCTGTACGTTTTCGTTCTATTCCTTTACCACAAGTATTATTAGATTCTGGATATGATGATAAAATAGATCACGTATTTAGAGAACGATATATAAAATTTAAACAAATAACTGTTGCGTATCCAAAAGCTACAATACCAGAACGTATGATGGAGGAAATGAGTAAGAATCCTGATAAAGATTGTAAAGTTATTGAAGTTATATATAGAGATTATGAAAACACAAGAGAAGAAGAATACAAATATTGTGTAATATCAGAAATGTATCAAGCTGAATTATTCAACGATACATTTAAAGGTATAGGTTCTAATCCTTTTATTATATACAGATGGAGTAAATGTGCAGGAGAAGTGTATGGTAGAGGCCCACTTCAATTAGCTTTACCTGCAATTAAAACTGCAAATCTAGTTATAGAATTAATATTAGAAAATGCCCAAATGGCAATATCGGGAATGTATCAAGTTGAAGATGATGGTGTTATTAATGTAGATAATATACAATTAATTCCCGGAACAATCATACCAAAAGCTGTAGGCAGTAGCGGTCTAACACCTGTCGCACCTGCGGGTAACTTTCAAGTATCTGATTTAGTTATAAGAGATATGCGACAAAATATTAAAAAAGCCTTATATAATGATATGTTAGGCAACCCAAACGAGAAAACTCCAATGTCAGCAACAGAAGTAGCAGAACGTATGGCAGATTTATCTCGTCAAATAGGTGCGGCATTTGGTCGTTTACAAGCTGAACTTGTAAATCCTGTACTACAAAGAGTAATTTATATTTTAAAAAAACAAGGAAGAATAAACATACCTACTGTTAATGGTAGAGAAATTAAAATACGTTCTTCTTCGCCACTTGCACAAGCACAGCAACAACAAGATGTAGCAACAATAGATCGTTTTGTTGCAATGTTGCAAGGCAGAGTAGGGCCACAGATTACAAACCTATTAATTAAACAACAAGATATGGCTAAATTTATAGCCAAAAAATTAGGTGTTCCAGAAGAATTAATACGTTCTGATGAGGAAATGATACAAGCAGGGCAACAATTACAACAGATGGGTGCGAATATGCAAGAACAAGGTATTGATCCAAAACAAGCATCAGATGTTGCAAAATCATTTACAGGGTGATATAAAAGTAGAATGAAAACTACAAAGCCCAATCGTATAATTGGTTTGGACAACTTTGAAAGAAATCCCCAAGAAGAACAACAAATCAATACGTTATTTGAAAGTGTGTTTAAAAGAGAAGATGCACAAGCTATTTTGTCTTATTTACGTCAAATAACTATTGAATCTGTAGCAGGGTCAGAAATATCTGATGCTTCTCTACGCCATCTTGAAGGACAGCGATATATTGTTGGACTAATGCAAAGACGATTTAATAAAGGGCGAAGTCAACGTATAATAAAGGAGAAACAAGATGTCAGATAATGCTGAAGAAAATCAAGAACCTGTACCTGAAAACATTACACAAGACCCTCAACCAGAACCACAACCTATAGAGGCAGATGTTCCACGTGAAACAATTTCAAAAGAAAGGCCAGAAAATGTGCCTGAAAAATTTTGGAATGCAGAAACAGGAGAGATACGCACAGATGAATTATTAAAATCAAATGAGCATTTAGAGAAGTTTGTTGGAGGAAAAAAAGACGAACTACGTGATGAAATTATTAATGAATTATCGGAAGAAGCAGAATCAGAAGTACCTGAAGAATATGCTTTACCTGCACTTCCAGAAACTATTACAGAACAAGATGTGGTTGAAAATCCATTGTTTGATTGGTGGAAAGATCATTGTGTAAATAATGCGTATAACCAAGAAATGTTTGAAGATGGTATTAATAAATTCATTACTGCACAAGGTCATTATCAACCAAATTTAGATGATGAAGTAAGTAAACTAGGTGAAAATGCACAACTGCGTATAGATGCAGTAGATGCTTTTGCACAAAGTCATTTTGGTGCTGATGATTATGAATATTTACAAACAACATTAGGACAATCTGCAAGAGGTATTGAAATATTAGAAAGAGTTATGGATATGCAAAAACAAAATATTTCAAGACAACAATCAGAACCAATGAATAAATTATCATTAGAAGATGTCAGAAGTATGATGAAAGATCCTCGTTACTTTGATCCTAAAGAAAGAGATGAATCGTTTGTAAGACAAGTAGATGATGCGTTTCAGAGATTATACAGATAATGTATATGGATATAGCAATCCCTGATGATTGCTTTGAACTTGCACCTAAAATAAAACAAACAGATAAGTTTGAATTAGCTGTTATGGGTAAAGACCCTTTATGGACTTTACTCTATCCTTTTCGTATCAATAGACCTAATGTTCATACTTTTGGTGTATATCAAGATGATGGTACAATAGAAGCAATGTTTGGTTGTTGTTCATCAATGGATAACGAAAAAAAAGGTACGGCGTGGTGGTTAAGCACAGAAGAACCTTTTGCTAATTATAGGTATATGCGACATCAAAAAAGAGTGTTTACTTGGTTGGCAAGTCATTATTCTTACTTGTGGAATGTAGCAACAGAAGAACAAGAAAAAACATTACGTTGGGTTAAATATATGGGTTTTACAATTTCTGATAGACCCCTACTTGTCAAACGTGTAAAAATGAAGTATTTTTATATAGAACCGAAAGGTTTTAATGGTGAACCCATAGATGATGTGTGTGGCCCACGTTGGAGAACCCTTAATCAGAATTCTACGGACAATTCATAAACTGTAATATTAACTAAATAGGAGATAGGAATGGCAACTTCCATTACTACTGCCTTTATTAAGCAGTTTGAATCTGAAGTACATATGGCATACCAACGTATGGGTTCTAAACTGAGAAATACAGTAAGACAGCTTAATAATGTAAAAGGCAACCAAGCGAGATTCCAGAAAGTGGGCAAAGGGTCTGCGACTGAAAAGTCAAGACACGCTAATGTTCCAACTATGGAAGTAACGCACAATACAGTTGACGTAACTCTATCTGATTTCTATGCGGCAGATTATGTTGATAGATTAGATGAGTTGAAAACTAACATTGATGAAAGACAAGTGCTTTCTCAATCAGCGGCGGCGGCATTAGGTAGAAAAACAGATCAACTTATTGTTGATGTACTTGATGCAGGGTCTAATAGTAACAACGTAGCACACGGGTCTGCGGCATTAACACTTGCTAAAGCCCTAACAGTTTACGAAGCATTTGGTGAAGCAGATGTGCCTGATGATGGTCAGAGATACTTTGTTGTATCTTCTGCAGGTTGGGCTGATTTATTACAAATAGATCAGTTTTCAAGAGCAGAGTACATTGGTGAAAAAGAACTTCCATATGCGGGTGGTATGACGGCTAAGAGATGGTTAGGATTTTTATGGTTCTCATTCTCTGGTTTATCACTCTCTGGTACAACTAGAGATTGCCACGCTTGGCACAGATCATCAGTTGGTCTTGCTATGGGTTCTGACATCAGAACTGAAGTAAACTATATTCCTGAAAAGGTCAGTAATCTAATCACTTCATATATGTCTATGGGTGCTGTGATGATTGACAATGATGGTGCTATAGAATGTCAAATAACAGAATAGGAGAAAACTAATGGCTTTTACTCAAGCAAACTTAAAAAAGATTGCAGGTGGTGGAGATCAGAATGTTTATCTCTACAACTCTGCAGATGCTGTAGGTACTATTGCAGGATCTGGATATTTTAACAATGCTACCAATCAGCTTAAACAGAATGATGTAATCATTGCTGTTGGGTCTACAGGTGGCACAAGAACAGTAGATGTCCTTGTTGTATCAAGTGCAACAGCGGCGGCTACAGTTACTTGTATTAATGGTACATAGGGTATTGGGGGAGGCGACTCCCCCGATATTTAGATTATGGTAAGTAAAATAGATATATGTAATCAAGGATTAGTTTTAATTGGAGCAAACACTATTGCTTCTTTTACTGACAATACAACAGAAAGTAAGGTTGCTAATCAACTTTATGAAACAACATTGCGTTCTATGTTAACAAAAGCTAGATGGAGATTTGCTTCTAAACAAGCACAACTTTCAAAACTTGCAACCGATCCTTTAGATAAATGGGATTCTGCATACCAAATACCTAATGATGCAATATTAATACACACACTTACAGTTTCGGATAATGTTATTGTATTTGATAGATACAACGAAGAATTATTTACAAACACAAGTACTAACGATATTGTTGTTTGTCATTACACATATCAACCACACGAAGCAGAATTACCAGACTATTTTGTACAAGCCCTTGTATTTGAACTTGCTAGTTTATTTGCAGGTGCAATAGCAAGAAATGATAATTTGTCTACACTATATCAAAGACGTGCTCAACAACAATTATTACTAGCACGTAGTACAGAATCACAAACACAAACTACAAGAAAATTGAACACAAGTTTACTTATAGAAGTAAGAAATAGAGGAACTGCAGATGGTATTAGAGCAGTTGTACCAAGTAGCAGTAGTTAATGAATGGCAATACAACGTGTACACCAAAACAGTTTTACTCGTGGAGAAGTTGATGAAACTGTTATATCACGAACTGATATAGCCGCATTTCAGCAATCACTTAAAAAAGCTAGAAATGTTTTTGTTTTAAATCAGGGCCCTGTTGAAAGACGACAAGGAACTTTGTTTAGATATGATTTAGGTGAATCTACTAGAATAGAACCATTTATATTTAATGAAAATCAAGAATATATAATTGCATTTCAAAATACTAAATGTAAAATTTTTTCTACTAATGGTACATTATTGCAAAGTTTTACAAGCTGTGCGTGGACTACAAGTAATCTATTTGAACTTACTTATACGCAACAAGCGGATACAATGATAATTACTCACAATGATTTTAAACCCAAAATAATTACACGAACAGGAGCAACAACATTTACTATTACAGATTTTGCATTTAAAGAAAGTACAAATCAAGACCAAGTGTATCAACCATATTTTAAATTTGCTGAAGATTCTATTACACTAGATATTGACCAAACAACAGCACAAACAGGTGTAACCTGTACAACAAGTGCAGATTACTTTTCAGCAACTATGGTAGGAACACGTATACGTTATCACGAATCTGAATTATTAATTACTGCCTATACCAATCCAACAACAGTAACAGCTACATTAAAAAAAGATGTAAGAATAGAATTAGATGATGACCCTTTAAAAAGTGAAGAAGGAAGTGGTACAGTTACAGTATTGCATCCTGCACACGGCTTTGCAAATGGTGCTAGTGTAACTATAGAAGGTGCAGAGTCTATACTTAATGAAGATGGTAATGGATTGGCGGCAGGTAATTTAAATGGCACATTTACTATAGCTGTATTAGATGACGATAGATATACCTATACAGCGGGTTCAAGTGATACAGGAGGAGATTCAGCAGATGGAGGAGGTACTAATGTAAGAATTATAGGACACCCACCAACAAAACAATGGGATGAGCAAGTGTATAGTGATTACAATGGTTATCCTACTACGTGTAAATTTCATCAACAAAGATTATTTTTTGCAGGCGGTGCAATAAGTGATTTTGTTGCCGGTAGCAAAACAGCAGATTTTTTTAATTTTGATGTTGGAGCAGGTGAGGATACAGACTCTATACAGATTGCTATATCGTCTGATCAAATTAATGAAATACGACATTTAGTATCTGGTAAACATTTAGAAATATTTACAAGTACAGGTGAGTTTTATCTCAAACCACAAGTAGGTAGACCACTTACACCATCAGATTTAAAATTAGAAAGACAATCTAGTTTAGGTGCTACCCAAAAATGTATGCCACGATTGTTTGATGGTGCGGCAATATTTGTACAACCTAATGGCAAAACAGTAAGAGAGTTTTTTTACAATACAGCAACAGAAGATTATGTTCCAACTGTATTAACATTTTTATCACCACAAGCAGTTAATGACCCTACAGATACAGGTATTATAAAATCAACAGGTGCAAAAACAGAACAGTTTATTTTATTTGCAAATAGTGATGGTTCATTAGGTGTATTTTCTGCACAAAGACAAGAAAAACTAGCAGGGTGGGTAATATGGCAAACAGATGGTAGTTTTTTATCTACAGCAGGTATTACTTCATTTTTGTATACTGTTGTTAAAAGAACAGTAAATGGTGCAGATAAATATTATTTAGAACAAATATCTAATTCGCAATTTGCATTACCCACAGATTGTTCAGTAAGTAAAATATTATCGGGATCATATCAGCCACACGGCACAGTATTAGTAAATGGTGCTGTAACGTCAAGTAGACAACTTACACTAGATGGGTTTACCAATGCACCAACAACAGGAGAAAAGTTTAAGATTGGTGGTGCATCTACAGAATATATAATACAAAGTGCAAATGCTACAGGAACTTCTGGTGAATATATAGTTGTTATTGATCAAACAGTTTCCGCATCTGATAATGCTACAATAGAATTTACAACAAGTCGTGTGTTTACAGGACTTAATACTAACCCTGATTTACGTGGAAAAATTGTACACGCTACATCTGGATCTGATGAAGAAGATGATATACGATACTATGGTTCAGGAACAGTATCGTCAGGAGGGGTAGTTAATTTTCAATTACCGGCAAGTGCGTGTGATATAGGATTAAACTATACAGTTGAAATAGAAACATTACCTATTGATTCTGTTCAACCAATAAGAGGTTTAGGATCTACATATGGTTATCCTCGTAAAATAGGTAAAACTATATTAGAATTATCTAAAACATATAATTTACAAGTAAATACTAATGATGTATTGCTTAATGATAATGGATTACAAATGGTAGGATATACAGGAAAAAAAGATATACATACATTAGGTTATACACAAACACCTTTTGTTTCTATAACACAAACTGTGCCTGTGCCTTTTAGAATATTGGCTATAACTTCGGAGGTATATTTCTAATGTGTGGAGCAGTATTAGGATTCTTTGGTAGTCTATTTAGTAACGAAAATGATCTCATTAGAGCACAAATGGATATGCAAACAAGAATAGCGGCAGAACAAAAAAAAATGTATGAATCACGTGCACAAGCAGAAGTATTAGCAATGGAACAAAAAATGAATGCACTTAAAGAAGATGCAAGACAAAAGAAAAAAAAGAACCAAGCACAATTTGCATCTTCTGGTTTGCTTTTTGATTCACCATCCTATGGTGCATTCCTTAAAGAAAATAAAAGATTACTTAAAAAGGATTTACAAAATGCTAAACTAATGGGATATGAACGAGCAGAAAATGCTATGTTTGGTGCACGACAAGCAGTATTATCTGGACAAGCAGCACAAATAGAAGGACAAGCAAAATTATCAGCTAGAAGAACAAGACTTCTTGGACAAGCAGGTCAAGCAGTAGGTGATGTAATAGGATTAGGAATGGATATTTATTCTTTAACATAGATTATGGCAGAACGATATAAACCAAAAGTAGACTATGTATCTCAAATAGCGGTACAACAACCCTTTGGAGCACAAAAGGTTGCACGAGCATTTGAAGTTGCACAAAGAGAACAAGAACAAGCAAATGAGGTATTATTTAAAGGTGCTGAATCATTAGGTCGTGCTGTTGAAAAAGTTAAAACTAAAAAAGATATAGAAAATTTTACAGTAGATTTTGAAACTATAGATAAGGTAGATGCACAGGGTAATGAGTATACAATAGAACGCCCAAAACCTATGAAAAACAAAGTGTTTTTCTTTCAAGAAAATCGTCAACAATATGAAAAATTTGCGGCACTAAAAACAAAACAAGAAATTTCACGAAGTTTGCAACAACAAGCAGGAGATATAAAAAGACGGGTACAAACAGAGTTTGGTAATAATCCGCAAGAGTTTATAGCACAAATGCAACCGGTATTAGAAACAATTAAAGAAGCCTTGCCACCAAAATTTTATAATTTATTAGAAGGTGATATAGATGATATATACGCACAAAATGTTACTAGTATTGAAAATTCATTTGCTCAAGAACAACAACGAGCACAAAATGCAGAATATGAAGATTATATGGATGTAACATCAAATACTCTTATATCTCATTTAAATAATAATAAGTTAGATACAGCTAAATATTTAATTAATGAAATAGAAGAATCTGGTATTGATTGGAAACAAACAAGTAGTAGTGCTCGTATTGGACATAATACTAACATACAATCACTTAAAGATACTGTAGGTTTTTATGAAAAATATGGTAGCTATTTGCCCGGACTTTCAATAGCTGATCAAACACCAAATGGACAAGCAATTAATTTACATAATCTAAATTCTTTTAAAGCATTAATAGATGGTGTAGGTGATGTAAAATTATTTAGTAGAAAAAACAATATTGATACTCCAGATGTTACTATAACTTTAGATCAATTTAATAATGATTTTGCACTTAATAGTAAAAGTCGTACTGCTTTACGAACAGCAATAACACGTAGAATATCTATGTTAGATACAGAAACATCTACAGATAATTTACAAAATAAGTTAGTTAGATTAGATAGTTATATAAATGGCACAGAACAAGAAAAAGGTGGAACGAGTATTGAATTTATTTCTTTAATTAATTCTTTAGTAAATAGTACAAAGCCAGAAGAACGACAGGCGGCATTTGCTATATTTGCACGCAATCCAAAATATGGAATAACAGGAGGCAATGAGTTTGATGCTAATAATGTATCACATTATTCTATTCCTATATTGCATCAATATGCTTCTGGTAAATTAAAAACTGTTATTGAAAATAAAATATTTAGTAAAGATACAAAATTTCTAAATGATTTATTACGTCTTACTGTAGCCAATCAATATGGTAAAACTTTTAATGTTCATCATTTAGATGTATCACCTGCAACAGAAAGATATTTAAAATATTTAAGTTCTATTTATATTGCACGACCTTTAGAAGATGCAGATTTGGCAGATATATCGCAGTTTGAAGCAATAGAAAGAGATCAAGAACGTGATCCTACTAAAACAAGTCAAAAATTAAAAGATTTAAATACAGGCATTGACAATGCTATTGAAAATAATTTTGAATTTGGTTTGTTTTCATTAAATCCAACTAATTGGTTTTATGGAAACAAATATCAACACGTAGATCCTACTATAAAAGAATACCTACGAAGCAGAATAACAAATAACATTCATTTTTTAGATTTAGACAAAGGAGATGTTACAGAAGATGCAGACCTTATAATACAAAATTTAGCAGAAAAGGGAATAATAGGTACAAGCGAACTTAATACTGCAGGAAAAACAAAAGGTGAAACAGCAACATTATTAGATCGTGCTAAAGATAATGAATTAGCTGATGTTGTTATGTATCCTATTGAAAATTTTGCTATTGTTAATCCTAACACAGGCAAAAGAGATACTAAATTTATTGAAGCAATGATTTATAAAAAATTTTTAGAATCTGATTGGAATGCAGAAAGAACAACACCTGCACCAAAATATAAAAAAGGATTTATATTTGTTACTCCTGTAGTTGCAGATGGTAGAGCACCAATTAGAGATGTTGCACAAATGGAATATACAATTAAATTTTTTGATGGCACAGATTTTAGAGAATTAAAAAAAAATGGCGAAACAATTTATTTAAAACCTCTTAATGAATTACAAGATGCGTATAAGTTTGATAGTTCAAAAGGGCGAACTCGTAATTTAATAAAAGAAATTAGTGAAGAAACAAGGTATCAAACAGAAGTTAATGGAGAAAAAGGATATAAACAAATATTAAGTGATTTAAATTTAGTTGATGATGAAGAAGCATTTATAAAATATTTTAATGAATATACAAAAGACATACCTGAATAATGTTTAACGCACCACCACAACTTAAACAACAATTACCAAAAGAAAAACAACGGGAAGAATTTTCTCGTAATCAAATAAGTCCTATACAAAGAGATATTCCCTATACAACAAAACCTGTATCACAATTTCTTAATAATGAACAATCTGGTTTTATGAATCTTAGAGATGCGTTTTTTACAGAAACAACAATGGGTATATACGCTGATAGATTATTATATGAAAACGAAAAACTACCTCCACCAGATCCTACATTTAATCCTTTTAGTGATATTGTAGGTTATGAAGATTATGCTAACGCATTTGTAGGTTCGTATAATCAAGAAATGAATAGTAGAATAAAAAGTCGTATTGATCGTAAATTATATAGAAAAGAACGCAGAGGCGACCCAACCTTTCTATCTAGTTTAGGAGCACAAGCATTAGAACCAATTAATTATGTACCAATTTTTTGGCTACGAGGTGGTAGTTTTTTTTATAATGCAATTAAAGCCGGTGCTCAAGTTGGTGCATTAGAATTACCAAATCAATACTTACGTCATAAACTTGATCCTACAGTTAGTACATCTGAAATGTATCAAAGTGCAGGATATGCTTCACTTTTTAGTGGCATATTAGTTGGAGCATTATCTAAATTTAGAGGAAAGTTTGGTGAAGAAGAAACAATAAAACAATTTGGTACTAAAAATACAGATGAGTGGTTTGCAAGATATTTTAAGCAACACGACAAAGCTGAAAATAAAATGAATTTAAATAATACAACATTTGATTTTGATCCAAGAAATTTAGAATCTGGTATTGTATATGCAAAAAGTAAAACAGATCGTAATTTTTACAATCAAGATAAAAAACCAAATACAACAAGTGGCCATGTTAAAGCTAAAATTTTGAATAATTCTGGTGATATTGATAAAAGATTTGAATCGTTTTCTAATATATACACAGATGCACAAATACGAAATAAATTAAATAATCCATCAAATAAAGAATTACCTTTTGATATTACAGCAGTTGCAAAAGTTGCAGAATATAAAGAGAAAAAAAAAGTTGTGTTTTTTGATGAAGTGGTAGCACGAGCACAATTTGCTAAAAAACTACACGTTGAACAATTTAAACAATTAAATTTACCATTACCAGATTTTTTTAAATCTGTGGATGATTGGTTTCATTTTAATGTTACACGAGCAATAGCAGAAAAAGTTTATGTGCCAAAACAAAAAGGTGAAAATAAAATACAGCATCAACGTCGTGCAACAGAATGGACAGTTAATTATATCAAAAGACCAGAGAACGCGTACTCTGTTACTGATTATGAAGGTATGTTAAAAACATTAGAAAAATTAAGTCCGTTACGTCGTGGTTTAGAAACTGTATTTAAAAGCAAAACATTGTCTAATGAACAAAAAACTAAACTAACACGAGATTTGTATGGTACTACAGGTAATGGTTCTACTCGTTTACATCTCAATAAAATGGGTATTGCATCTCCCCAATCTATACAAATTAATATGTTAAATATACATTTTGCTAATTATATGAAAGCATCTAATGCCCTACAAAATGCGTATAGTAAATTTTATGGATTTGATCCTACTACAAGTAATTTCCAACAACGATTTACAGGTGCGGCAATAAGCACACGTATAGCAAAAGATAGAGCCAAAAATTTTTTACTAGGTCAACGAGAAAAAAGTAAAGTACATATGACGAAAGATGAATTTTTTGAATTAGTAGGAGAATCACGAATTGATCCTACCCGTTTACAAAAATTTACAGAAGAACAACAAGCGGCAATACGAGAAGGAATGAAAGCATCAGAAGAATTTTTTGATGTATATTTAAAAGAAGCAAGTAATTTAGGAATGTTTGCTAATCAAAATAGTGTTGGTGCTATTATAGAAAGATTGCGACCTGTTCTTAAAGAAGTTACAGATTACTTAGATGATACAAGTATAAAAAAAACAAAAGCACAAATACAACGAGCCGAAAAATTAAAAACAAGATTAGCGAAAGATTTAGAAAGTCATACACAAGACATTAGAATATTACCTAATGACACATCTATATTAAAAGGTTATGTACCTTTAATGCCTCGTAGAGATAAAATATTAGCTAATCCACTAAAATTTAAAGCAATCTTACGAAATAATTTTGAAAAGATAACACCAAAAAGTAAAGCTGATCCGAAATATCAAAATATAAAAACAAAAATTATAAGACGAGGCTTACACAAAGAATACAGAATATTGACAGATTTTGAATTAAACAGCAAACAAACATCTCAAGCATTTAAAAATGTTTATCTTGGACAAGAAAGAGAACTACTTATAAGAGCACAAGTAGATATTGAATATGGTCGTATGTTACACGAAACTGCGGGATTTAATGATATAGATAATATTAATCAAATAGACAAAACATATACAGGTAAAGGTAAAATAGGTACTCGTCATTTATTAGAAAGAACACCAATAGATCCAAAAGAAATTATAGATTTTATTGAAACTGATATAAATCATTTAATGAAAATGTATCAAAAAAAAATGGGTGGAGCGATAGAATTTACAAAACGATATGGCGATCCACATATGCGAGATTATCTAAACAATTTAGAATTAGAATTAATACAAACCGGTGTAAAAGATACAGAAATAAATAAAATATTAAACTCATTTATTGATGAAAAAGATAAAATAATAGGTACTTTTTTTACAGGAGATCCTGCATCTTTTACATCACGTGCTGTAATGCTTATTAAAAATATGATTAATCTTGCATATATGGGAACAAGTAGTGTTGCGGCTTTACCTGAAACAGCACGACCAATAATGGCTCACGGCTTTGAAACTGTTATGGATAAAGGTATGGGAACACGAGCATTTTTTGGAGTACTAGATGATTTTTCTAAAGCCAATCTAAAAGATATGCAACAATTTGCACCTTTAATAGAAATGTCGTCTGTATCAACTAATAAATTTGTAGCTGATGGTGGTATATCTCTTGATGCAACAAGAAGTGGTAGTGTACTTGACAAATATTTTGGGCAATATGCAGAAAGAGCACAAGAAATATTTTTTATTGCAAATGGATTACAACCTATAACTCATTGGCAAAAAACTTTTACATCATTATTGTCATTACATAGATTTATAGAAGATTCTATAGCTTGGTCAAAAGGCAAACTTAATAAAAAAAGTCAAGAAAGAATGTTGTCATATGGCATAGATGAAGAAACAGCTAAACTTATTGCTCGTATGCCATTTGATACAATGACACAAGGGCCGAATATTAAACCTGTATATTTAGCTAATGTATCTAAATGGGATACTATTGAAGGTGGTATGACGGCAAGAGAACGATTTATGAATGCTGTAAGACAAGATACAGATAGACAAATTGTAACACCTACGTCTGCAGATCAACCAAATATGATGAGTGGTGTAATAAGAATAAACAGCGAATTAGTTAATAATTTATGGGAAAACAAAGCATTTAGAACATTTATGCAATTTGTAACTGCAGGTAATATAGATAAAACACAGTTTGGTATAAAATTAAATGCCATGCCTATACAACTTTTAACACAATTTTATTCTTGGGCAATGGGAGCAAACACAAAAGTATTATTATCTATGGCACAAGGAAGAGAACCATTAGCACATACAATAACAGGATTGTTTGCTATAATAGGATTAGGTGGATTATCTGATAGAATTAAAAATCCAGATTATTATGAAAATAAATCAACAGCAGAAAAAATTGTTAGATCAATAGAATTATCGGGAGCATTAGCTTTATTAGGCGATTTAAATTATTCTATAGAAACTATATCACAAGGTATGTTTGGCACACCAATAGGTATAAGACCTATGATTGGTGCAGAACCACGTTTTGCAAACCCAGATGAACACTCTGCAATAGGAGAAGTTATAGGAGCAGGGCCAGAAGCTATGTATGATGTTATACGTATTTTTGCTGACCCTGACTTGTCTAATGAAGAAAAACATAATACAATAAAACGACTTTTGCCACTTAGTAATTTACATTATATAGGAGATGGTATAAGAAATTTATATGATATAGCATTTGGAATTGAAGAATGACAATAGCATCAGCACAAAATACAGGTAGACAAGTTTTTACAGCTACAGGTGGACAGACTGCGTTTACTATTACATTTGAATTTTTTGGTATAGCTGACTTAAAAGTTTATAAGAATGGTACATTAGCTACATACAATGCTAATCCTACTACAACTACTACATATAAAGTAACAGCTAGTAATTCTTCTAGCGATAGTGCGTATGAGTTTGGTACAGGTGCAGTTATTACATTTGGTTCTGGACTTACAGCTAATGATAAAGTTGTAGTTGTTAGACGTATTACTATAGAAAGAACAACAGATTTTCCTGTTAATGGCACATTTGATATTACTGCCTTAAATACAGAATTAGATAAAGCTGTTGCTATATTTAGCGATAATAAAGATCAAATTACAAGAAGTATAAGATTAACAGATGGTGATGACACAACACCTACATTATCAATACCGGCAACAAGAGCCGATAAAATATTATCTTTTGATAGTTCTGGTAATGTTTCTGTAAGTGCACAACCTATTGGAGGTGGTGTAACAGTAAGCACATTATCTCCCGGAGCATCAGCTACAGCATCTTATAATACATCTACAGGCGTATTAGCACTTGGCATACCACAAGGTGCAACAGGTGCAACAGGTGCGGCAGGGCAAGATGGCACAGGTACATTTGATAGTTTTACTATTTCTGATGGATCAACAACACAAACAATAACTGATGGAAATACATTAACATTTACTGCAGGAACAAATATGCAAGTGGCTGTAAGTGCAACGGATACAGTAACAATTACTAACACAGCACCCGACCCTGTTGCATTAGCTATTGCTTTAGGTTAATATAGGAAACATTATGGCTAATACATTTAAAGTAAAAACAAAAGCAAGTGTAAATCATAGTGCGTTAGATACAATCTATACTGTGCCTTCAAGCACAAGTACAGTTGTGTTAGGTATGGCCTTGTGTAATAAAACAACAAGTGCAATAACTGCAGACGTACAATTAGTAAGTGATACTTCTGATACAGAAACCAATACTAACATCTTTTTGTTAAAAGCAGTAGATATACCGGCTAACACTACACTTGAAGTGTTTGGAGGACAAAAAGTTGTCGTGCAAACAACTGATGTTATTAAAGCACAAGCAAGTGCCGCAACGGCATTAGATGTTGCATTGTCAATTATGGAGATAACCTAATGGCTTATCTTGGTGTTACTCCTACTACATCTACACAATCACTTGTCAAACAAGATTTTTCTGTAAGTGCAACTGCAAATTATACATTATCTCAATCAGTAACAAATGCTAATGACATAGCATTATATATAAACAATGTAAGACAAGAACCTACATATGCGTACTCTGCCTCTGGTACAAGTTTAACACTAACTACGGCTACACTAAATACAGATGATATGTACTGTGTCTATATAGGCAGAGCAGTAGGAACAATTAATCCTGCAAGTGGTAGTGTTGGTTTAGCACAGTTATCAGCTACAGGTACAAAAAACAGTAGTACATTTTTAAGAGGTGATAATAGTTTTGCAAGTATTTCCTCAACACCAAATGCACCAGCATTTATGGCAGTTAGAAGTGCAAATATAGCTTTAACAAATAATGCAAGAAATAAACAACAATGTGATACAGAAATATTTGATTCTGGTGGGCAATATGACAACTCAACTAATTACAGATTTACACCAACAACTGCTGGTAAATATTATGTATTTGGACAATCACAACTTATTTCTCAAGGTCAAGGAACTGTTTATTGGATGTTGCACGAAATTTGGAAAAATGGAACAAGTGGGATTAGATATTCAAGTTATATAGATTTTAGAAATACAAATGGTAATGGAGGTGGCCCATATGTAGCTGGAATATTTGATATGAATGGTTCTAGTGATTATGTTGAGTTTTATACATATCCTGGCATGAGTAGTGGAACACCAGTTGCTGGAGGAACTAACACTTCACGAGATACTATTTTTGGTGCATATAAATTAGGAGTGTAGAAAGGAGAAAATATGGCAGGTCTTGATAAAAAAATAGAAGCATATATGGGAAGAAGTGTAGATTTCTTAACAGAAGTAACTTTGCAAGATGATGGTAAAGGTGCATATATTGCTGAATGGAATATAAAAGATAAAGCTAAACCAACAGATAGCCAACTCAAAGCTAAAGAATCTGATGCAGATAAATTAGAAAAAAATGCAATAGTAATAGATAATAGAAAAGCAGAGTATGGAACTGTTGAGCAACAGCTAGAATATATAACAGAAAATGGATTAACCAAGTGGCAAGAAAATGTTACTGCAATTAAGAAAAAATACCCAAAGGAATAATTTATGCCATTAAGTAAAATAGTATTAAATAAACCTTCATTTTTTGCTTATGTAAAAACACAACATAACTTAACTGATGCAACATTTGTTAAAGTACAGTTTGATGAAGAAGAATATGATAATGGTAGTGTTTATGATAAAACAACTAATCATAGGTTTACTTGTGCAGAAGCAGGAAGATATTTTTTTTCTACTCATTGTATGGTTAAAAATGCGGCAAACAATTATTATCAACAAAATGTAAGTGTTGGTTTTTATAAAAATGGTGTTATACATACAAGAACATCAAATAAACACGAGGCGTCAAGTGGTACTGGTGATGGTATGGGGTATTTTGATGGTGTATCAAATAGTGCTGTACTTGACTTAGCAGTTAATGATTATATTGAAGTTTATTGTTATGTTAATGTTTCACAAAGCACACCATATATTTATGAGTCAAATAGTGCAACAACACCTAAGAAACATAGAAGTTGGTTTACTGGATTTAAACTGGGGGATTCATAATGCCTTATCTTGGACAAGAACCTATAACAGGAAACTTTATAAAGCTAGACACTATATCTGTTGTTAATGGTCAAGCCGCCTACACTATGCAATATAATTCTGCAAACTATGTTCCGGCTTCTGCAAATCATATGATCGTAAGTCTAAATGGTATAATACAAAATCCCGGAACGTCTTTTAGCGTTTCAAATCATACAATTACATTCGCCTCCAACCTTGTTACCGGTGATGTTATAAATTTTATTTTAGTATTAGGTGATGTTCTTAATATAGGTACACCTAGTGATAATACTGTAACTAATGATAAGTTAGCTACTGCACCTACACTTATATCAAAGGGAGCAGGATCAGATTCGGGTGCAATACAATTAAATTGTGAAAATAATAGCCACGGTGTTAAGGTAAAAGGCCCACCTCATAGTGCGGCTCAATCATATACATTAACCTTGCCAAGCACAGCACCTGCCGCAAATAAAATGTTACAATCAGATGGTTCTGGTAATTTAAGTTTTGTAGATGCACCAAGTGGAGGTTTAAAATTTTTAAATAGAACAACAATATCTTCATCAACAACATTTGTTGCTTTTGATAATACTTACATAAATTCTACCTATGATGATTATATTATAAAAGCGGCTAGGGTTGTACCTACAAGTGATGGTGCTTATAATAGATGGTTTACATCTGACCAAAATGGTGGAAATATGACACAAGGGTGGTATTCAAATGGTATTTATCAAAGATTTGATAATGGTAGTATTCCGGCAAATGGTTATCTAGCAAACCAAACCTATTTTGAAATTGTAGATGGTGCGGGAACAGCGTCAGGAGAATCTACAACTTATACTTTGTATTTAAATAATGTTAATAATTCATCACAAGGTGGAACAACTGTTCAAATTGATGCAGTACAACATTCTAGTAATAATCTTTATTACCACCATAGATTTTCTGCTTATTTAGATCAAGGTGCGGCAACAAATTATATTAGATGTTATTTTTCTGCCGGAAATATAGCTAGTGGAACATTTACTTTATATGGGATAGTGAAAAGCTAATGGCAATAATTAGAGCAAACTCAAGAACACTCGCTGATGTAAGCACAGGTAGTAATATTATAGAAATGTTATCTAGTCCTTGTAATGGTACACAAGTAACAGTACCTAGCGGAACATATACAATGCCTGATATTACATCAAGACAAAGATTACCAACCAGTTATGAAGATATTACTGGTTCAAGTATTACTTATACACCTCCTTCTGGTACTACAAGAGTTGTATATAAATATATATTTCAAACACAATATGATGGAACTAATTATAATGGTTTACATATAAGGTTTTATTTAGATGGTACGGAAGTAACAGATGGAAGAACAACTTTTTATGGTAATTATTTGGCAGGAAGATTTGAATATCAATATACAATTAATTGTAATGCAAGTTCAGCAAGTACAGCACATGGAGATATTACTTCTTGGTCAGGTGCAAAAGTTATGAAACTACAAGGTAGAGAATACGATAGTGGCAACCAATGTAAATTACATGAAGCTGCT